ATTCTGTCCTCTTCTTGTTACCGCTGGCCGGAACAGTCATCGTGACGGTGAAGTTCCTTCCCTTCTCGAGGTCGAGTGGGTCTCCCCACTTCTCGTTGATCCACTTGATCGTGTCGTTGTACACGGTTGGCCCGCATTCGTACGGCTGGATCCCCTTCGCCACCGTCTCGGCGGATTTCAGGTCAATGATGTTCAGGATGTACCTGCGCCTCATCCCCATGTCCGCTGCGAGTGACGCATCGTTGGGGTCACCTGTCTTTTGGAGCTGTGCTACTGCCTCGCATATCGGGCAGACATTCTTCCTGTTGAAGCTCTTCGGGCACACCACAGAGCTCTTCGATCCTTCCGGCCCTATGCTGTAGTGCATGAAGTAGGTGAACGCTATCTCCGATACCGGCTCCGTGAAATACTTCAGCGTGTGCGGTATAACCCTGACCGGGTTGCCGCCCGCAGTCGGCTTCCATCTATCGAATGAGCCTTTCTCGCTTGTCTTCTTCTCGTAATTCTCCCGCACCTTCTTTAGATCCAAACCCATTTTACCTTCCTCCTCTTTGAGTACTTCGACCTTACGAGGGCTTTGTGCCCGAAGGATCCTCGTAATTTCCTGCCGTCAGCTCCTTTCTAACATTTGCTGACAACTGAATTAGCATATCCTTCTTATGCTCCAACCCGACCAGCAGTTTGCCGATCTTGTTCATGGCTGATGTTGCATTGAGCTGTTCGTCCTGCTTGGCTTGGGTTCGCTTCTGGAGGTCTACGTACTCTGGATGCGTGAGAATCATCGCCTTGATACGGGGCTCGGTCGGCTTGTCCTTCCCTTTACTCTCTGCCTCCGTCCTTACCCGCAAGTCCAGCTCAGCATATTTCGCTGTGTGACTATCTTGTAGGTTCTGAACCTCGTTCTTGAGCCTCGACACCGCATCTATTGCCTCTGCATATACCACCCCAAACCACGATACCAGCTCGGGCTGCCGCGCCAGCTCAACACCCAGCTTGTTCATGTTGATCTTAGCGACGTCAGATAGTTTTCCCTTCCAGGAGAACTTCCCGACCTTTACTTCCAAGTCCATATCCAACACCACCTGTTCGTCTGCCATCTACTCACCCCCTTTCTTCCCTACATATATAAGGAGTAGATTTTCCGTTGTTTGTCTGAACTATTTTACTTTACGTCCTCCTCATCCTTATCCGTAAAGAAGTTACCGTAGTTTGCGCTCTGGCCACCGGCGCCGACATGCGACGCATACTTCACGCTCGCCATGCCTACCATGGCAAACGTCTTGACGGTCTTGCTTTGATCATAGGTCACGACGTTGCCCTTTGCCAGCCCCAGCGCCTGTCCTACCAACCATGCGTCCTGGTTGGCACCCAGATACACAAACCTCCATCCCTGTGCTTCCTTCTCCTTGATCAGTGCAAACAGCTTCTCTCGGGTATACTCCTTTGATGCGTTCTCCTCGCCATCTGTCATGATCACGCAGAGCACTGTCGGCTTGTTGACGATCGGCGTGAGCTTCTCGTCTGTGGCCCTGATCGTTGCTGCCACCGCATCGTACAGCGGTGTCATTGCACCCGGCGTGTATGTGTCCCTGTTCAACGGAGCCACGTCCTTGATGTCGATCGCATTGCATACGATCTGGGTCTTACTGCTGTCGAACTTGGTCAACGTGAACTTGACCGGCCCTGTTGCACCCTTCTTCAACGACTCGACGTACTCGTTGAAGCCGCTGATCGTCGCGTCCCTCACCACGCCCATCGATCCTGTCTCGTCCAGTACAAACGTGACCAGCATCGCGCCTGCTGCCTTCCTTGCTGCCTGCTTCTTTGCCTTAGCCCTCTTTCCCATCTGCTCCTCCTTGTTATTGGCGGGAGCTGGGTTGTTCATCCCCTTAAAGGCACGCTCCCAATGCCCGTTCGATTACTTCTTTTTCTTGATCTCCGGCCTGTCCATCTTGTACTTCATCTTCATGTCCTTCTTCTTCAAGCTGAGCGCCTTGATGATGTCGTCCAGCTTGAGTGAGTCGATCTCGTCCTCCCAGTCTGCCACAAAATAGTACTTGTCAGACTCCCTGATCCTGCCGAAGCATATCGGGTCTTTCTCGCGCTTGACACGCTCCTTGTCCGTCTCCTTGACGGCCGACTTGCGCCAGTCGTTGCTGTCGATGTGTACAATTACATACTCATCGAACAGCTTCTTCTCCATGCAGAACTTTATCTGCCTGGCGGCATTCTCGGGTATCACCCTGGCAAAGTTCTTGATCGGCGTTACTTTTAGGTTGCACCCCCTTACCTTGTACCTGAACTTCTCAATCTGCTCATGGGTGACGAATATCTTTATACCGCATGCCCACATCGCCGACTCCCTGCCCATGATGTAGAACTGCCTGATGCACTCGTCGCTCAGTGCCTCTTGCCCGAGCTCGGCATACTCGTCCACCATCTTCTCCAGCTGCTTCATCCTGCGCTTGAAGAACTCTGTCTCGATCATGCTGAACTTGCTCTTCAGGTATCTGAAGTACAGCTGTGGATGTATGCCCTCGATCGTCTTCGAATACTTTATGTTCGCCTCGAAGTGAGGGGACTTCAGCTCCTGCGTCACCTGTGTGGCCCATCCAAAGCTCACGGGTAGCGCTGTATCGGTAGCTGAATTATTCCATCCCTGAAAAATATGACCACCTGTCTCGCCTATTTCGCCTGCCATATATTACCTCCTTATGTCGTACCTTGCATGATCCTGCCACAGAACGGGCACTTGTGTGTCGCGCCCGTATTACCAGTCGATATTATTATCGCTGGTTGCTGGAACTCACCATGGCAGTCCGGGCACTTGTAGCTGTACTGGGTCTGTGGTGGATTCCAGAAGCACTGGTGGCACAGGCCGTTGATCAGGCCTGCGCTACCGGCTTCCTGCTGGCATCGGTTACACTTCATTTCCCTGCCTCTTTATACTTGAACGGCACTTCCTCTGCCCTGATCCCGATGCATACGATGTCTACGATCGGCACCAGGTATGTCTTGCCGCCGACTACTACCCTTTTGTACTCGTCTCCGTCCGTCACGCTGATCCCGATTACCTTTTTCAGTGCACCCCGGTTCGACCGCCATTTCGGTTGAGCCTTGATACACTCATCGAATATCTTCTGGTGGACGGCTCCCCACTTGCTTATCATGCTGCCTCCCGTTACACCTTTATGCTGTCGGACATCTCCACGATCTGCGCCTTCTGTGGCTCGGTCAGCGTCTTGAAGTGCTTCCCTTTGACACCATCCAGGGCCTTGACCTGGTTCTCGTCAAGGTTCCCTGTGTCCCGTAGGTTCTCCAGCTTCTTCTTTGCCCTCTTGAAGACGGCCTCGCTGGTGAGAGTATCGCCCTCGTCTATCCTGACCTTCTTCCTGCTCGGCTTCCTTGGGATGCCGTCCTCGTCCTCCTCGGGGTAGTGCTTGCATATCTTTCTCAGCCCACACACCCCTTCCGGCCCTTCCTGCTTGAACTCACACACGTCCTGATGAATGCATCGTTCGCTCATGCTACCCTCCTGAAATGTTTTGCGAACGCAAAGTGTTGCGCTCTCGTCCATGTTTTTGGGTCGAATGTCTTTATCCGCACCCAGAAATCTACTGTGACGTCTCCATCCCCAAGTGTGGGAGGTAAGCTTACCTTCTTACTTTCCGTGTCGTATAATGCCACAAGCTTTCCGTTGATATGGATTGCCTGTATATTTCCTGACCGTACAAAAGCTACATGCTTCCATTGAAAGGTATTGAACGCCCACCATACCTTCAATGCTATGACCTTAGCGAATCCGTCAATTGCCCTACCCAGCAACTTCGCCTGCGCCCTGTCATGTCTTGGCTTCGGATTGATCCGTCTCATTCTGTCAGCTCTCCCCAGTTCTGCCCCACCTTATACTCGCACTCGAGTGGCACCTTGATCCACCTGAACATCGAATCGTTCTGTACCACATCCTTTATCACAAGCTCGACCAGCTCCTTCGTGTCGTCTATCAGTGCCTTTGAGTTGTCCATCTCAAGCAGGACGCTGTCGTGAACTTGGTTGACAAACTTGCTTGGCATCTTCCTCTTGGCTATCAGTCGGTGCAGGTGCGCCATCACGAACAGCACGGTGTCCCCTGCCGATCCCTGCACGGGCGCATTGACTCCCCGCCTGAATATATCCCCTGTGACCTTGCCCAGCGCTGCTATCTGTGGGAATCTCCTGATCCGGCCTGTGGGGTATATGATCTGGTGGTTCGTCATCAAATCGCCCTGCACCCTCCTATACCATAACGGCAGGCCTGTGTATGTGTCAAAGAATATCTTTCGTATGCGCTCGGCCTCTTTCAGCGGTATGTCAATGCCGAACTTGTCGAACAGGTATTGCTTCAGTCCTTCCGCACCCTGCCCATAGAGCAATCCGAACGATGTGCCCTTCGCCAGTTGCCTGTCGTCCTTGGTGATCTCGCTCGCCTTCTTGCTCTTGATCATCATCGCTGTGCGTATATGAAGGTCTATCTTATGGCCCTCTGCATCCACAGGGTGCTTGAATGCGTCTATCATCTTCAGCTCGTTGGCGATCGAGCATCCTATTCTAAGCTCCATCTGGCTGAAGTCAAAGTAGAAGAACACCTTGTCCTTGCTTGCCACGAACATACGGTACACACGGTTGTCGCGTGGTATGTTCTGCAGGTTAGGTTCGCTCGATGACAGCCTGCCTGTGACAGTCCCCATCGGATCGAACTGCGTCCTGATCCTGCCGTCCACATTGACCATCTTCGGTATCTTCTTGATGTACGTTGAGAGGAGCTTATCGAACCCCCGTATCTCCAGTATCTTCCTTGCCCATGTCTTGCCTGCGTAGGCGAAGTGGTTCATCACTGTCTCGTCCAGTGATTCCCCTGTCTTGGTCTTTTTGACGCTCGCCTCTTTGAGGGCGCCGAATATGACGCTCTGCATCTGTGGGCCGGAGTTCAGGTTGATGCCCCTGAATATCTTGTGCTCCTTGAGTAGCTCATGATACGCCTTCTCACGATCCTTGATGGTGGTCTTGACGAGCTTCTTGGCATACGGTATGTCGACCTCCATGCCTGTCAGCATCATCTCGTTCAGCACGGGTATCACCGGCAGTATGATCCTATCCAGCACGTTCTGCAGGCCCGGCGTCATACTCTTGTCAAATATCTGGTTGAGCTTGTACGTCGACCATGCATCTTCGCAGTTTGCCACAGCACCATCAATAGTAAAGAATGTATGTGTAGAATTATCTACCTCTATGCAATACTGCACAGACTTAAGACCTCTGGTAGCTGTATGCTTTTTTGGATTGTACTCTCTAACATAGTCAACCTGTGCCCACTGTGCAGATCTATTCTTAAGCCAGTTATTGTATTTGCCTCTGTACCTACTTGGAAGTTTATACTGAACCGATGCTGGAAGGTAGTGCGAAATCACAGCAAAGAACAAGGCACAATCTGATCCAGTAAGTGCGACATTTCCTTTATTGTAAATACTTACGCTTCCCTTACCCCCGTGCTTTCGTAACCATTCCCTAAACCATTCTGCCACAGCCTGCACATCAAAGCTGTGCACAGCAAATCTTGGTGCACAGCCACTCGCCAAGCATCCATCATCACCATACCAAATAGCTATTGCTTCCCAAGAAGTAGGTGGCACAAAAATCTTCACTCCATTCTTGCCATAAAATCGATTACGCCACTCTCTGCTAACAGGTACCTCTGCATAGTAAGTAGTTGCTCCTGGCTTGTAACCCCCCCTACATTTATACGCTTTACATACCTTTCCAATGTGCTCTGCCTTCTCTTCAGCATACTCCTTACAGTTCTGTCGTATCACTAAAAAGTCCTTTTTTGAAATGTATCCATCCCCAAGAAGCGTGCCGTGGATAAAATCATCGTGCCCTTGATAGGGCATCATAACACGATCCGGTGCAAATGTAGAATCCCCTGTTTGGGTTAAGGCATCTGCTCTCACCCACCCACGCTGTGTATACCATTTATGATCAGGAGTGCATACAGTTCCTTCATGCCGAACATACCGACTATTCTGTGTGCGAACCAACAACCACTTCGTGTTCTTATCAACATGCCTGTGCCATCCCACAACATGAGCACTGGATAAGTTTCCCTCTGTATCACGACTGAGAACATCAACTGCCATCATTTTAGAAACAATCTTTTTTATCTTCTCCGTCCTACCGTCTGCTAACATCACTTTAGCGTTACCATTTAAGCAATTGTACAGTCCGAACTTGTGCCTGTCCTTCTCTTCCATCGTGTAGCTGTACTCGCCGATATACTCACTCACCAGCTCCTTCAGGCCGTGCTCCAACCTGTTCTCGTTCAGGAGGAACGACTTCAGCCTTGTGTCGGTGTATCGCTTGACGTCGATGCCTCTCGACTTCAGGAACTTGACGTCGAACCAGCACCTGTGGAAGATGTGGGTAACATGTGGGTCGCCCAGCAGTTGCTTCACGAAGGCTGTCGCCTCGCTCATGTATACAGGGTCGTTGTCTTTGTCCAGCGATATTGAATATGACACCTGGTCGTCGCCGAACGATATGCAGAGTATCTTTGAGTTGACATCGAACGGATCCAGTGTCTTGTTCGTCTCGATGTCGCTTCCCATGAGCGTCTTGCCATGCGCCCACTTCTTTACCTCTGCCAGCCCTTCCAATGTATCCACGACCACGAACCTGCGCTCATGCTTGACGGGGTATAGTATGTTGTATAGCTGCCGGAGGTCTCTACGGAACTTTGACTCCGCCTCGGGGTAGTAGAGCAGGTATGCGGGGTGATACGTCGACATCATCCGCATGCCGTGCCACTCCCTTGCCTCGCCTATCACGTCCTTGAGTCGCTTGTCCTTGTTGAATGCTGACGATGCTATGGCTCCCACGCATAGTATCGCCTTGGGTCTCATCTCTTCGATCTCTTGGAATAGAAACTGCCCTGCACACAGAGCTATCTCTTTCTCTTTCGGGGTTGCGTTCTCGGGTGGCCTGCACTTGCACGTGTTGCATATAGCAATCCTGGACATCTGAAACCCCGTCTCTCGCAGTATCTTCCGCATCAGCTGACCTGACGATCCTGTGAAGGGTATGCCCGAACGAACCTCGTCCTCGCCCGGCGCCTCACCTACGATCAAGAGGTCAGGGTCTTTGATCTTCCAGTTCGGGACGAGCGGGCAGTCCTTATATTTACATGTCTTGCAGAGGTTGGTCTTATCCATGCGCCATCTCCGGGTTCTCACATCTGTTGCCGATGACTTCTATGCAGTCGTCCCATTGATAGTAGCTATCGGTATTATACATTTCCTTGATCCACTCGATCATGTCTTTGATGAGGTACGGTGTGCTCTGCAGGTATCCGTCTATCGAATACTTGACGATGTCACCCTCAAATACCTTCTTGCCGTTCTTATCCTTGATGCCTGTATACTGCATTATGTCATCGTCGTCGAACTGGAAGGTTTCGAAGAATATAACCAGCCCGCTGTCCTCGGAATAGAACATCTGTGGCTTATCATTAAAGCAACAATCCTTATCCCACGCTCTGAACTCTATAGTTTCCAATCGATGTCCTTCCCAATCCCTTGTGACTCCAGTTGCTTTTGCAAACTGTCCCTCGTTATCCTTATTCCATACGTAAAACCATAGGCGTACATCGGTTTCTTCTTCTCTGCATCCTCATACCCAATAATAGATTTTCCCACATCTTCTACAAAAACTCGAGTGGGGTCATAGTATATCGTCACCAACTTCTCTTCCATATGACATGTCCTCTCATAATTTCCAGTCAATATCACGCCCGCGCATGTGACGAATGTCGGCCAGGCACTGCATGATCTGCTTATCGATCTCAAGTATCTCTGCCTTCTTGGTACCGCATGCCGTGAACATGGTTGCCTTGGTGGCGTTCAGCGTATTGATCTCTGCTCGCTTGGCATCGATGTCCTCGCCCAACGCACGGCGCTTTAACTTGATTGCGTCTATCTCTTTGGTGAACGCCGACCGCTTTGCGTACAGTCCTTCCAGCTCTTTGCGCTTCGCAGCGATGCCGGGGTTGACACCCAAGGCCTTGTTGTACATATCTGTCTTCTCTGCCCTGAGCGTTATCTTCTTAGCGCGTAACTGCTTCAGCAGTTCCTTGCGATCCTTCATCTTCTTTTGCATCCTTCGCCTCTTTCATGCCGAATACTCTTTCGATCTTGACCCCTTCCTTCTCAAGTATAAGGAGTGCACGATACCCTTCTCGTCCGCTACAATTTAACAGCTGCTG